GTCCTACTGGCACTCTCTGGGGAATTCATTACCGCATACCAACAGACAATGGATGGTGTGGAGCGCCCATTACAATACAAAATACATCAGTACCACGTAAAGTAGTAGGAATACACTTTGCAGGTGGAGAAAATTTTGGATGCGCCATTCCAGTGACCGCTGAAATGATTAGAACAATCATAGGTGAACACCAGGAAACAAGTTACAGTGACATCGGAGATATGCTTAATCAGTTGAGAAAGGATGAAATACACACACACAATCCCTTAGTCGGAGAATCACGTTATCTTGGAGCATTGGAAAGACAGTATTCAGTACATATGATGCGGAAAACCGACATGAGACCTAGTCCCATGTACGATAAGATCTATGATCATCGCACTGAACCAGCAGCAATGTCAAGATATGATCCTCGACTAACAGATCCAAATGATCCAATAGAAAATGGCATCAATAAATTCTCAACTATCACACCATCCCCAATATATGATATACGTCAGAAGGCAGTGGTAACGGTAACCAAGATGTTATCGGCACCCAGTACTTATGATGAACATATACGAACACCCAAATACAGAATTTTAACCAATGATGAAGCCGTTAATGGAGATGGAAACTGTGTAGAACCTTTGAACATGGCAACCTCGGCAGGATGGCCATATGTTCTACGGAAGGGAAAAGGAAAATACAAAATGTTTGATGAACTCGACCCTACACCTGATGGCCGAAGAAAATTCCAAATGTTACCGGAGTTAGAAGAAAACATCAAACAAATAGAGGATTCACTCTTCAACAAAGGAATCCCTATAATGAATTACTACCAAGACCAAATGAAGGACGAAAAACGCAAAATAGCGCGTGTCAGACAAGGTAAGACACGATTGTTCAATATTGGCAATTTAGCATGGCTCATAATAAAGAAAAAGTATTATTGGTGGGCTTATAAATGGTCAATTGAACATAAAACTGACATTCGTCTCGGAATCGGAGTCAACATAGCAGGTGCTGATGCAACAAAATTATACACTCACCTTGCAAGGATTAGTCCTAATCACATCTCAGATGGAGATGTTGTAGAATGGGACGGAAAATTCGGGAATGACGTTTGGGATGATACAGCAGAAGTCTGTGCCCAAATGGCTGACATTATACTTGTCGACGTAACTCCGGAAACAAAGCGTCGCATCAAGCTTATTGGTCAAGCAGCTAAAAACAGAATACATATTTGTGAGGATATGGTATATCTAGTTAAATGGGGAATGCCCTCAGGAGATTTTCTGACAGCATTATTCAATTCAATAGGACATCTTGTTAAAGATTGTGAAATCTGGAATATTTTCTGGAGTCGTCACGATTGGAAATACACGTCTGATGATTGGATAATACATACATATTGTTGTAAGATGGGAGATGACGACATTAATTCAGTATCTGAAGAAGTAAGTGATCTGTATACACCAGCAGCACGACAATCTATTTGGATTGAACTCGGATATGAATATACTGATGCCAAGAAAACCGGTATCATGAAATATACTCCCTTAGAAGAAGCATCTTTTTTGAAATGCTCATTTGTAAAAACCACTTACCCTGGATTTTATAAATTGGCTATTGATGAAGAGTATGTTATTCAAGAACTCACACAATGGGTAAGAATAGGTCAAAGCGATAGAACAGCTTTGTACGATAATCTCACCGACTCTCTGCGATTTTCACACGCGCATGGAGAGAAAAAA